CGTGAGAAGGCGATTACCAAGGCGGCATACGGTCCCGAGAATCCCAAACTGCCAAACACCGAGTTTTGGATGCGTAAGGCACAGAAGTGGGATGTCAGCGCCAAGGATGCCAAGATGAGCAGATGCGGTAACTGTTCAGCGTTCAACCAGGATGAGATGATGCTGGAGTGCATTGCCGAGGGTATTGGCAATGATGATGTGGTTGAGGCTGGTGATCTGGGGTACTGCGAGATATTTGATTTTAAGTGCGCCTCACGCAGAACTTGCGATGCCTGGATTGTTGAGGATGAAGAAGAAGAAATGGACACCGAACTGGAATGAACCCTCCCATCGTCATCAGCACCGTCCACGGCAGGGGATTACCTGTGTTACTTGAGAGCATCAAGCAGTACGCGCCTGATGTCCAGGTGTATCTGAAGGGTCCAGAGAAGGTGGTTAGCGGTTACGGCTGCACACTGGTGTTTGGTGAGGCCACCAACTTTGGTGATGACTACAACATGGTGATCAGCAGGGCATTGAGTGATGGTCATGGTGCGGTGGTGATAGCGAATGATGATATTGTTTTGACGCCCAGCAGCTACCGGATGCTGCTGGACGATGTGGAAATATGCAAGGAACTGAACCAGAACCCTGGCCTGGTGGCGTCCAGGTCCGATGCCGTGAGGCCACTGCAGAATATTAGGTTTAACGGGAGCAACGAAGTGCTGAACGATATGCAGTTCAGCCATGAGTCATTTATCAGGCCGATATCTGTGGTCAGTCCGATATTTGCCTGGATGAGTGCAGAGGCGTTTGAGGATTGCCAGTTTCCACAAATCAATTACTTCAGCGATGATGTCATCTGCGCTGACCTGGCGAAGAAGGGTTACAGGCATTTTCTGAGTGCCAGCTACGTGCATCACATTGGCAGCAGCACCATAGGCCGGGATGCACATCAACTGACGCTGGCGGCAAAGCCTTGGATTGAGCAGAATCGTCCGAGTTACGCGAAAGAATGGTTTCAATAGGAATCAAAATGGAAAACCTAAACACCGACACCCAAGCCGCCGAGGTGATGGACCTGGACGAATTGCAGGGCATCATCAGCATGGAGCTGACGGATGCCATCAGCTACATTGACAATGACCTGAGTCCCATCCGAGCAGCGGGTACTGAATACTACAGGGGTGACCTGTTTGGCAACGAGGAGGAGGGCCGTTCTCAGGTGGTGGCTATGGAGGTGCGCGATACCGTATCAGCCATGATGCCAAGCCTGATGAAGATATTCTTCAGCACCGAGAACACCGTTGAGTTTGTGCCAACGGGTCCAGAGGATGTTGCCAACGCGCAGCAGGCCACTGATTACTGCAATTTCATCTTCAACAATGACAACAACGGTTTCCTGACCACTTATTCCACCTTTAAGGACTCCCTGGTGCGGAAGTGCGGGATTATGAAGTGCTGGTGGGAGGAGGATGAGACTGTTCGGATTGAGGAGTACTCTGGTCTGGATGACCAGACGCTGCAGATACTGATGCAGGAGCAGGATGGGGTGATGGTGATGAACACCTACCCCGACCAGGCGATGGGGCAACTGCACGATGTGCAGATCAAGCGGAAGATCAAGGGTGGTCGGGTGCGGGTTATGTCGGTGCCGCCCGAGGAGTTGCTGCTGGACCGTAGGGCCAGGTCATTTGATGACTCAGCCATCATTGCCCACCGACAGATGGCGACCGTGGCGCAACTGATTGAGTTAGGCTACGACGAGGACGAGGTGCGGGAGAACATCACCAGCAGCGACCTCGACACTAACGAGGAGTTCCTGGCGCGTCAGCCACTCAGTTCATTTGGTGTGTCTGTTGAGAGCGCCAACCCCATGATGGAGAGAGTGCTGTACGTTGAGGCGTATCTGCGCGTTGACTACGATATGGACGGGATACCCGAGTTGCGGAAAGTCTGCTGCATTGGCAGCGGCTACAAGATTCTAAGGAACCTGCCAGCATCCTACATTCCCTTTATTGACTTCCCCTGCGACCCCGAGCCTCACACCTCACCCCTGGAAGCAATGTCCATATTTGACATTACCCACGACCTGCAGGAGATCAAGAGCGAGATTCTCAGGAACACGCTGGACAGCCTGGCGCAGAGCATTCACCCAAGGACTGCCATTGTGGAGGGCCAGGTCAACATTGACGATGTGCTGAACAACGAGACAGGAGCAATTATCAGGATGAGGGCACCCGGCATGGTGCAGCCGTTTAGTACGCCATTTGTGGGACAGGCAGCATTCCCGATGCTGGACTACGTTGACCAGATACGCGAGGACCGTACTGGCATGAGCAAGGCTGCGATGGGTCTGAATGCTGATGCGCTGCAGTCCAGCACCAAAGCCGCGGTGGCAGCGACTATCTCAGCCAGCCAAGGCCGCATTGAGTTGATCAGCAGGCTCATGGCAGAGGGAATGAAGAAGCTGTTCAAGAGCATCCTGTTCCTGGTGACTACTCACCAGGACAAGGCTCGCATGGTGCGCTTGCGGAATGAGTTTGTGCAGATTGACCCCAGAGCCTGGGATGCTGCAATGGACTGCTCCATCAACATTGGCCTGGGCAACGGCGACACCAACGAGCGTGTGGCGGCACTGATGCAGATCAGCGCCAAGCAACAGGAGGTGCTGACCCAACTGGGTGTGGTGAACCCACTGGTGACCCCAGCACAGTTCTCCAGCACCTTGCGGAAGATCGTGGAGTTAAGCGGTTTCCGCGACCCCAGCCAGTTCTTCAACCAGATCGCCGCCGACTACCAGCCGCCTGCTCCACCAGCACCCAAGCCAACGCCAGAGGAGATGCTGACTCAGGTGCAGGCCCAATCAATACAAGCCGACATCCAGAAGAAGGCAGCAGAGCTTGAGTTAAGCCGCCAGAAGATGGTGATGGATGATGACTTCGCACGGGACAAGATGTACCAGGAGATGGCGCTCAAGAAGTACGAGCTGGAGTTGAAGTACAACACCCAGATCAACACGGCAGAAATCACGGCAGCGCAGAATGTTGACCGTGAAATGATCAAACAACAAATGCAACAGATGCAACAACAACGTGGACCCTTTCAATGACTGAAGAAGACGTTATCCGCAAAGGCAACAAGTCAGAGCTACTGCTCCAAGACGAGGTTTTTACCAATGCTTTGCAGCAGCTCCAGGATATGCAGATTTACAAATGGAAGACAAGCCTTCCCGATGAATCTGCAAAGCGTGAACAGGCTTGGTTGATGATTCAAGTCATCGACAACCTGCGAACTGAACTGAAGAAGATGGTGGATAACGGCTGGATTGAGCGCAAGAAAATTGAGCGTTCAAAGAAATAATTGAAAGGGTACGAACATGGATAACTTAAACATTGCCAATGCGGCGAGTGCTATCAACGCGATGCTGCCACCCGATGAGGGTGGGGACCAGCAGGACGTTGAGATGCAGGATGAGTTGACGGAAGTTGACTCAGCGGCTCCAGAGGAGGAATTGCAAGACTCTGATGGGGAACAGTCTGATGAGGCTGATGCCGAGGAGGAGGAGGACAAGCCACCTTTGTTCACCGTCAAAGTTGACGGCAAGAATGTTGAGGTCACGCTTGAAGAACTTCAAAAGGGCTACAGCCGAGAGGCAGACTACACCCGCAAGACTCAGCAAGTGTCCGAGGAGCGCAGGGCGTTCCAGGCAGAGGCTGAACTTGTGCGGACGGAGCGCCAACAGTATTCCCAGTTGCTGGGTTCACTCCAGGCGCAACTTCAGCAAAACGCTGCACCACAGATCGACTTGGATCGTCTTTACAACGAAGACCCAATCGAATGGGTGCGGCAAAAGGAACTTGCAAGAGATGCCGAAAAAGTACACGCAGCTATTCAGTCTGAGCAGCAGCGACTTTCGCACATCCAGGCGCAAGAGCAATATCAGTCTATGCAGGCACACCTTGCACAACAACAAGATGCCATGCTCAAAGCCATTCCCGAGTGGGCTAACCCCGACAAGGCGAAGGCTGAAAAGACGTTGCTGATTGAGTGGGGGCAGAAGCTAGGCTTTTCCTCCGATGAGCTGAAGAATATTTTTGACCACCGGGCTGTCGTTGCGCTGCGTAAGGCTGCGCTGTACGACCAGATGATGACCAAGAGGGGCAACATCAGGCCAGCGGTTAACAATGGGCCTAAACCCGCCAAGCCAGGTGCAGCGGGGAGGATGGACAACACAACTGATGCTAGAAGGTCGCAACAACGTCTTGCTAAAACTGGTCGCGTCAACGATGCGGCCTCCGCAATTGAACACTTATTGAGGTAATCAAAATGGCTATCGTAACTAATACTTTCACGACATTCGCCGCCAAAGGCATTCGTGAAAATCTCAGCAACATCATCTACAACATCTCACCAGAGGAGACACCCTTCCAATCCAACATTGGAAAAGACAGTGTGCAAAACACGCTGTACGAGTGGCAGACCGATGCACTCCAGGCTGCTGCTACCAACGCACAGCTTGAGGGTGATGACATTGGAACCTATGACCCTGTTACCGCAACGGTGCGGATGCAGAACTATGTGCAGATCAGCCGCAAAACAGTTGTGCTGTCAGCCACCGAGGAGATTGTCAACAAGGCTGGACGTAAGTCTGAGCTGGCCTATCAGTTGGCTAAGAAGGGCGCTGAGTTGAAGCGTGATATGGAATTGGTGATGGTCCAGAGCCAGGTTGCAAGTGCAGGCAGCACCAGTGCTGCACGTACTACCGGCTCTGTCTTGGCGTTCATCAAGACCAACACTGATGTTGGCACATCTGGAGTTGACCCGTCCTACACAACGCTGCCAAACAGCTTGCGTACCGATGGTACTGTTCGGACCTTCACTGAAACCATTCTCAAGAATGTGATTCAAAAGACCTGGACCTCTGGCGGTACACCGAAAATCCTGATGACGGGTCCGGTGAACAAGCAGCGCGTAAGCGGATTTGCAGGCATTGCTGCAACCCGCTACAACATTGAAGGTGGCGCTAAACCCGCCACTATCGTTGGCGCTGCTGACATCTACGTCAGTGATTTTGGCAATGTGACTGTGGTGGCGAACAGGTTCCAGCGTGAGCGTGATGCTCTGGTGCTGGACCCCGAGTACGCATCAGTTGCGTACCTGCGCCCATTCCAGCAGATGGAGTTGGCAAAGACGGGTGACGCTGAGAAGCGTCTGTTGATTGTTGAGTACGGCCTCAAGATCACCAGTGAGAATGCTCACGGTCTTGCTGCCGACTTGGTAACGTCCTAAAAGGAGGGGTGGGCCAGGGCAACCTGGTCCACCTTCAGAAGATGGAAACACGAATCTTTGACAAGGACGAGACAACAGGCATCACCAGGCTCTGGCACTACGACCCAGAGACTGACCAGGCGACTATTGAGACTCAGCAGGATGTCAGCAATGTGGTGGAAGAGAACAAGGACCAGTTCAACGCCACCGACAACAAGGCCAACTGGACAGGCGAGTGGCACAAGGTGGCATCCATTCCACTGAACATCTACTACGAGCTGCAGGCCAGCGGCAAGATCACAGACCAGGCGTACATGAAACGCTGGCTTAATGATCCCGACAACAGATTCTTCAGAACAAGGCCAGGACAAGTATGACAATCATTGCGGTTTGCACCCCAGCACGGGATATGGTTCACACCCAGTACGCTTATTGCCTGGTGAACATGGTGGCCTATCACGCCTGCAACACCGATGACCGCATCGACCTCAAAATCATGCAGGGTACGCTGATTCAGAATCAAAGGGCAGAACTGGCGCTGGACGCCATGCGAGGTGGCTGCAGCCACATTCTGTTCATTGACTCAGACATGACTTTCCCCCAGGACATGATCCAGCGGCTGCTGGCGCATGACCTTGACATTGTGGCAACCAACTGCGCTAGGCGCAGGATGCCAACAGGCCCAACTGCCAAGATTGGCAACAGGCTGGTCTACAGCACCCTGGAGGACCACGGGCTGCAGGAGGTGGACACCATTGGCATGGGCGTCATGCTGATCAAGGCAGACGTATTCAAGAAGATGTCCGAGCCTTGGTTTGAGACTCCCTGGCGCAATGACAAGCGCGGCTATGTCGGGGAGGATGTCTTCTTCTGTTTGAAGGCCAAGGAAATTGGGTATAAAATCCACATCGACCACGATGTCTCCCGAGAGATAGGCCACATTGGCACCTTTGAATTTCGGCACGAGCATACATGGGTGGTCAAGGATTTGCAGGACAAGGAGGCATAAATGGCACTCAGTACCTACACCGAGCTGAAGGCATCAGTTGCGGATTGGCTCAATCGCTCTGATCTCACGGCAGCAATACCTGACTTCATCAGTCTTGCAGAGGCTCAGATGGAGCGCGTCCTACGCACCAGGCAGATGATTGTTCGCTCCAATGCCTCCTTCAATGTGGAGTTTGGGGCAACGCCTGCCGACTTCCTTGAGGTCAAATCATTCAAACTCTCAGGCACCAACCCAATTACTCCATTGTCTTTCCTGACTATTGACGCAATGGACCTGGAGTCCTCCAAGTTAAGTGCAACTGGAAAGCCAAGATTCTTCAGTGTGGTTGGAACACAATTTAGGCTTGCTCCGACACCTGACACCAACTACGCAACAGAGCTGACCTACTACGCAAAACTTAGCAAGCTGTCTGTTTCTGTTTCTACGAACTTCATTTTGGACTCTAGCCCAGACGCATATCTGTACGGCAGCTTGGTGCAGGCCGCACCCTACCTGCAGGATGACAACAGAATCCCTGTCTGGGCTGGACTGTATGAACGTGCCTTGACTGACTTGCAGGTTGCTGATGATCGAGGTGCAACCTCTGGCGGCGCACTGTTGACTCGCGCAAGAACTTTGGGGTAAGCAATGATTGTGACTACGACAAAGGGCGATATGGATGACTCCTTGCTGGACAAGCGGGAGGGGTCTGTGGAAACCAGCAATGAATCAACCAACTGGGTTGAGTATTGGCATGAGGGCGAGTTGGTGCATCGTTCTGTCAACATGGTTTTGAAGAACGCCGTTTTCGCCCAAGGCGAAACGCAACAAATTTAAGGAACTGCTATGGCTAACACTCAAGCAATGTGTACCAGCTTCAAGGGTGAGCTGCTGGTGGGACACCACAACTTTGGTACTGGTGTAACCCGAGGCTCAACCGCTGCCGACACCTTCAAGGCTGCGCTGTACCTGGCCTCTGCCACTGTCAACTCGACCACCACAGCCTACAGCGCCACCAACGAGGTGAGTGGTACTGGCTACACGGCAGGCGGTGTGACAGTGACCTTTGGCACTGCGCCAAGCACCAGCGGAACAACCGCCTTTGTAACGCCAAGTGCCAGCATTGCCTACACGACTGTCACGCTGTCCACGGCGTTTGATGCTGTCCTGATCTACAACAGCACCCAGAGCAACAAGGCAGTCAGCGTCCACACCTTTGGCAGCCAGACAGTGACTGCCGGGACATTCACGCTGACCATGCCAGTTAATGATGCAAGCACTGGCCTGATCAGGCTGGCGTAAGCAAGGGGGCAGCATGGCTGCTTATGGAACAGGCTACTACGGGCTTGGTGTTTATGGCATAGGCAATGTTGTCATCAGCGGCAACACGGCAACTGGTGCGGTTGGTACGCTGCTGGCAGACAGGTCCATCCAGGAGGATGGGACGATTGCCACTGGTAATGTTGGCACAGTAACCCACTCAAGGACTGTTGCCATCACAGGCAACCAGGCAACAGGTGCGGTTGATTCGGTAACGCCATCAGCAGCCAAGGCTGTGACAGGCAATGTGGCAACCCTGGCGGTTGGCAGTGTTGATCACAGCAAGGCGGTTGACCTTAATGGCAACCAGGCTGCTGGTGCGGTTGGT